GCTGGTAAAAAAGCTGCTAAGCGTAAAGGCGATAAAGATGCGAAAGATGAACCTGCACCAATGGGTGGATCTGCAAAACCGGCAGTGAAAGATGCTGGTGCACAGCCAAAAGAATCTTATGATTTTTCAGACGATTTAGAAGCACTTGTTTCTGAAGAGGCAACTCTTTCAGAAGGTTTTAAAGACAAAGCCGCGCTTATCTTTGAAGCAGCAATTGGTTCTAAAGTTGCTGAAGAAGTTGCTCGTCTTGAAGAGCAATATGCAGAGGATTTGGCAGAAGAGATCAAAACTACTAAAGAAGATCTCGTAGAAAAAGTCGACAACTATCTAGCCTACGTAGTTGAAAATTGGATGGAAGAAAATAAACTCGCTATCCAATCTGGTTTAAGAGCTGAGATTGCTGAAGGCTTCATGAATAGCTTGAAAGATCTATTCACTGAGTCTTATATCGAAGTACCAGAGTCAAAAGTAGACCTAGTTGATGGCCTAGCAGACGAAGTTAAGGAACTTGAAGAAAAGCTAAATGAAACTACAGAGAAAAATATCTCTATGAAAGAAGCTTTAACAGAGCTTGTACGTAAAGATATTCTTCGCGAAGCTTCAAAAGATTTAGCAGAAACTCAAGTTGCTAAGCTCGAATCACTTGCAGAAAGTGTAGAATTTGAAGGTCCTGAAGAGTTTTTAGCTAAGATTGAAACTCTGAAAGAATCATACTTCAAAGCCGATACTGTTGAGTCAGTTGTATCAGAAGACACTGAAGAAGATTCAGAAGCTGATGCAGTTGAAGTTAACGAATCAATGGCGCAATACCTAACTGCTATTCGCAAAACATCTAAATAAGGGAATCCTATCAAATGGAAAATAATACTAACGCAAACGTTCTAATGGAGAAATGGGCTCCAGTGTTGAACGAAGAATCAGCAGGATCTATTAAAGATTCACACCGTAAAGCGGTGACTGCTGTTGTCTTGGAAAACCAAGAGAAAGCTCTTAAAGAAGAGCAAATGATTTCAGAAGCAGTTCCTGGCAACAGCACATCATCTGCTGCTAACTGGAATCCAATTCTAATCTCACTTGTACGTCGTGCAATGCCAAACATGATGGCATACGATGTTGCTGGTGTTCAACCAATGTCTGGTCCAACAGGCTTGATCTTCGCAATGAAGTCACGCTATGGTACAGGCGCTACAGGCTCAACAGAAGCATTGTATAACGAAGCTGATACTAAGTGGTCTGGCGACTCAGCTACACCGTCTGGTTCTCAGCCTTCTGATGGTTCTGGTCTATCAGGCGCGACAGACTCAGACTCATCTGCTGACGATGATCGTGTAACAGCACTAAGCGGTGCAGGTATGGATACAAACAACGCTGAAGGTCTTGGATCTTCAGGTGGTGGTCCTGCTTCATCTTTCAACGAAATGGGTTTCACCATTGAAAAAGCAACTGTGACTGCGAAGTCACGTGCGTTGAAAGCAGAGTACAGCTTAGAACTAGCACAAGACTTGAAAGCAATTCATGGTCTTGATGCAGAATCAGAATTGGCAAACATCTTGTCAACTGAGATTCTAGCTGAAATCAACCGCGAAGTAATTCGTACAATCAACTCACAAGCTAAAACAGGTGCTTTAACAACTAACACAGCTGTTAACGGTATCTTCGACTTGCAAACAGATGCAGACGGCCGCTGGTCAGTTGAGAAGTTCAAAGGCTTGATCGTACAACTAGAGCGTGAAGCTAACACAATCGCAAAAGAAACAAGACGTGGTCGTGGTAACTTCATCATCACCTCTTCAGATGTAGCTTCTGCTCTATCTGCAACAGGTATGTTGGATTACGCTCCAGCAATGAACACACAATTGAACGTGGACGACACAGGTAACACATTTGCCGGTGTACTAAACGGTCGTACTCGAGTGTACATTGACCCATATGCAACAACAGACTACATCACTGTAGGTTATAAGGGTACTAACCCATATGACGCAGGTGTATTCTACTGCCCATACGTTCCATTAACAATGGTACGTGCGGTTGGGGAAGATACATTCCAGCCAAAAATTGGTTTCAAAACTCGTTACGGTATGGCTTCAAACCCATTCGTAGGTTCAACACCATCAGATGGTCTTGCAACAGCGAAAACAAACCAATACTACAGAATTTTCCGCGTCGACAATATCTTAGGCGCATAAGCTTAACGGAAAATAATACCTCCACAAGGGTCGCTTCGGCGGCCCTTATTTCGTTATAAATAATATCGTATAATAAAGGTATGTGCTATGGCAGTAAACTCAAACATCAATCTTATGGAAGAATCCAATCCTTTAACGAATTTCAATTTCTTAAAGCCGGTAAACTTTCATGTAAGAATTGATAGAAAAAGATTTAAGAATCTAGAATTTTACGCGAATGTCGTAAATCATCCAGGCATAAACGTTACTACACCAACTTTACCAGTTCCAAGATTAGGTAACTTATCTGTTCCTGGTGACACATTAAATGTAGATGAATTGTCTATAGATGTATTGATTGATGAAGATATGCAATCATATATAGAAATGTTCAACTGGCTAAACACCACGGTTCAAACTAACTACAAACAAAAGTTAGGTAATCTAGATGAAAATTATATTCCTGAATCTGACATAACTATAAGCATTCTTACAAGCCACAACAATATAAGTAAGAAAGTTAAGTACGTAGATTGCGTACCTACTTCTGTAGGATCGTTTACGCTGCAATCTAATGTTACTGATGCGCAACCTTTAATTTTTCCCGTAACTTTTAGGACGAGCTATTTTGAGATAATATAAGAGACATATTATGAATAAAAAAATTATTATTGAAGATCGTGAACCAGGTGAATTAAGTGAAGTTACTAGTGTAGTAAGAAAATATAGATCGCTCGTAATTTTTACAAATCAAAGAACTGGTAGTTCCAGATTGCATCGATGGTTTTGGCAAGAGCATAAGAAATACACTGACTATGATGGTTTAAATCAAGCAGTGACAAACCTTGGTTATGTAGTAAGAGAAGGCGGTTTTGATAATGAGATAATAGATGAATGGAATGGTATGTATGGTCATCCTATTCAAGTGTATCAAAAAGAAAAACAAAAAAATCCTAAAAAAGCTTTAGATAAAGTTGAAATTTTTATAAAAACTCTTATGGCATATAGACCTACGTTTAAGGTGATGACAGAGTATACTCCTATAGAAATATGTAAATTAATTATAAAGTATATAAATTATTATCATTATAGCACTTTACTTTTATATAGAAGAAAATCTTTAGATCGTTGTAAATCTTTACATTTTAGTTTATCTACTGAAATATATTCGCCTTTAGATGATCCTAGTGTAGCACCTGCAGTAAAAAAATTAAATAAGAATAAGTTTAATTTAAATCTTAATACTAAACAAATTAATGATCTTATTGATAAACAAAAATTAGTTAATAAGAACAACGCTGAGGTTTGGGCTACCTTGAGAACAGCTGGGTGTAGATATGCTTCTGTTTCTTATGAAGATCTGTTTGGATCTTTAAATAATAACACAATTTTGCACATGACATTTAGATGGCTATTTTACAATGTTTGGGATTTCGAGCCATTAAAAGAAGAGGGTAAAATGAAAGCAGATAAATACTATAACGTAAAAGGTATTGACAAATTAAAATTGGAACTAGATAAATTAGATAATCCTACATTCAGCAACTTACATGTAAAGGTATAAACATGTGGATATTATTATGGATGCAATTAGCATCTGCACAAGATATAAGACACTATCATCTTGGAACATTTGATACAGAAAAAAAGTGCACTGAAGCATTAAGCAAAGCTGCAGTTTTAGTTACAGGCCAAAATGAAAGTGTGGCTTGTTTACACGTTGAGAAAGGTGACATACAATAAATTATGCTAAACATTGAAAATATTCTTACAGAATGGAAAGAAGATAGTGTTATAAATGGTAGTAAACTAGATAAGTCCTCAATGGATACGGCCAAGCTACACGCTAAATATCTGCAATTACTATCAGTCGCAAAGCTTCAATATAAAAAATCTCAAATGGATCAAAAAACCTTGTTAAAAGACAAGTGGCTTTACTATAATGGTAAGATGTCTCAAGAAGAAATAGAAGTTAGAGGTTGGGACTATGATCCATTTGACGGCTTGAAGGTGATGAAAGGTGACATGGATTACTATTACGATTCTGATAAAGACATACAAAAAAGTGAAGAAAAAATTACGTACTACAAGACTTTGGTCGAAACTCTTCAAGAAATAGTTGAAACACTTCGTTGGAGACATCAGACCATAGGCAATATAATTAAGTGGAAGCAATTTGAAAATGGTGGTTAGGCGAGCTCGTTTTTTAGAAGAAAAGATAAAAGAAAATAATTATAGTATTGGTGTTGAAGTAGGTGTTCAAGCAGGTAAAACTTTTAAGCACTTAATAGAAAAATCTCAAGAACTTATTTTATATGGTGTTGATGGTTGGTTTTCTGATAAAAATATTAGACTAACAGAAGAACCATTAGAAGGAACAGAACCTAGTTCAAACTATCATTCTTTAAAGAGATGGATAGATGAACACAACGTTTCGCATAGAGCTTTTTTAATTAGGTCATACACGCACACTTGCCTTGATATGTTTGAAGATGAATCACTGGATTTTGTTTTTATAGATGCAGATCATACGTATGAAGGAGTAAAAAAAGATACTCTCAACTGGTCAAAAAAAGTAAAACCTAATGGCTTAGTTTCTGGGCATGATTCTGACTATCCAAGTATTCAAAAATTTATTCAAGAAATTCCAACAAATTTGCAGATTCAAAGAGATATTGGATTTAGTGATATGAATTATGCAACTGATAATGTATGGTGGTATTATAAACGTACATGGTAGATAAACTAGTTTTACAAAAGAAAAATGAAAGTAATATGCTAGTAGGGTGTGACTGGGGTATAGGGGCTGAACTTTCTGATTTCTTTTCTTTCTTTGTGCCAGGTTATAAGTTCATGCCAGCTTTTCGTAATAGAGTATGGGATGGAAAGATTAGATTGTTTAATCAACAAACGAGAGAACTTCCAGTTGGGTTATTACCGTACGTAGAAGATTTTTGTAAGAAACGTGATTATTTAATTGAATACGAAAATAGTTCTTATGGATTGCCGAACTATGTTAACACCGTAGATCCTAAAGAAGTAATGTCGTTTATTGAAAGTTTAGATTTACACAGTAGAGGAGAAAAGATAGAAGTAAGAGATTATCAGTTCGATGCTATATGCGAAGGAATAAAAAGAAAAAGAGCTATATTACTTTCTCCAACTGGTTCTGGTAAATCACTTATAATATATGTCATAATGAGATGGTTCTTAGAACATTACGATCAAAAAGTTCTAATCATTGTTCCTACTACCTCGCTTGTTCGTCAAATGTTTTCTGATTTTGAAGACTACTCTTCTTTAGATCAATCATTTATTGCAAATGAAGAATGCCATGTTATATACTCAGGACAGCCAAAAACAAATATTCAAGAAAGAATTTTTATTAGTACTTGGCAATCAATTTATAAATTACCATTTACATGGTTCGAGCAATTTGGTATAGTTTTTGGAGATGAGTGTCATGGTTTTAAATCTAAATCATTAACTTCAATTATGAATAAAGCACGTAATGCATCCTATAGGTTTGGAACTACTGGCACTCTCGATGGAACTCAGACTCACCAATTGGTACTTGAGGGACTTTTTGGGAAGGTGTTTAAAGTTACAACCACTAGAACTTTACAAGATAATGAAACACTAGCACCATTACAAATTCTAATGATAGTCTTAAATTATGATGAACAAACTAAGAAAGACAACGCTAATAAAAATTATAGAGACGAAATAGATTTTATTGTAAGAAGTGAAAAAAGAAATAACTTTATACGCAATCTTGCTATAGACCAAAAAGGAAATACGTTAGTGCTATTTCAATTTGTGGAAAAACATGGTAAGATATTATTTGATATGATTGATAGTAAAGCAGATATAAATAGAAAGGTATTCTTTGTTTCAGGTAACACTGATGCAGCAGACAGAGAGGCTATAAGAAAAATAACTGAAGGGCAAAAAAATGCGATCATTGTCGCTTCCTTGGGAACGTTCAGCACCGGTATTAACATTCGTAATCTTCATAATATTATATTCGCTAGCCCAAGTAAGTCTCAAATCAAAGTCCTGCAATCAATCGGTAGAGGCCTCAGAAAATCTGATGATGGTAGAGAAACACAGTTATACGATATAGCTGATGACATGCAGCATAAGAGTAGAAAGAATTATGCACTTTTACATGCTGATGAAAGGCTTAAAATATATAAAAACGAAAAGTTTAAATATAACGTCTATAAGGTAAAAATATGAAAAGAAACTTTAAGCAAATGATGATGAGTAACGGCGATGAGATTATTTGTGAAGTAATGGCTCAAGAAGGCGATGAAATTATTGCAAGAAAATGTTTAAGAGTTGTAAGTATGGATCTTTCACCAAGAGCCGTATACTATTCATTTAAACCTT